ATGGAATAGATTGTTCTGAGGTTGCTCAGGGAAGTTATACATGGACTCCAGCAATAGTAGAAATGGAAAATCAGATTAAGGCTAAAACTTTACAGCATGGAGGAAATCCTATTTTAAGCTGGAATGTAGATAATGCTGTTATATTATTTGATGAGAATGATAATAAGAGATGGAGTAGAAGAAAGAGTTCTGAGAAAATTGATGGGATAGTAGCTTTGTGTAATGGGATGGTAGAGTATTTACAGGACATAATGAATGAAGAGCAATCTTCTGAAATAATTTTCATATAAAAAACTCTCCTAATATGGAGAGTTTCTTAATTTTATTAATTGGCTTCTTAATTGTTCTGAGATAGCTTTTTCTTTGTCTAGCAATCTCTGAAAAGAGTTAGCAAAGTCTTTAAAAGTTTTTTGATGCTCAGGACTTAGAGCCTTATAAAGCTGAATCATTGCCTGAAGTTTTTTATTCTTATCCATAGTTTCTAATTTATATGTTTTTAAAATTAGAAAACCTTTTAAATAACTTAAATTTAGATTTAAACATTGATTGAGCAGAATCAGAAAGGATAATCATTTTTATAATACTTATCGCATCAGAATCAGTTAAACCACACGAAGAAATTTCTTCGTACAAATCTTTCCAAGACTCAATATAATCAGCATCTATAAGTTCATTAATAAATTCATTCTTTTCATCAAGTGTTAAACTTTTGATATTTTTATTCTTATCCATAGTTTCTAATTTTAAAGATTAAAGGAGCATTAAGCTCCTATTTTTGTAGTTTTGTTTATTGCTTTAGCTAAAGATTCATCTGTATAATAAATTTTTATTAAATCATTAGATTTAAATTTATAGCCTAAATTTTCTCTTTTTAAATAATATATTTCATTAGCATAATTATTATAAATAATTCCTTTTTCTGTATTTTTTATTTTATGTAAAATTGATTTATAGTTTGTCATAATTTTTGTTCCTTTATTTGTTAATAATAATGTAAAGATATAAACTTATTTTATATTTCCTACTATATTAGTTAAAAACTTTTAAAATAATTGCAATGTTATTTAGACTATACTTATTATATTGCCTAATTGTATAACTATATTTAATCTGATTTGGGGTTATTAGATAATATCAAAAGAATTTTTTCTCCTTCTAAGGAAGATAGAAATTTTGCTCAAACTTCATTTTTTTCTAATCTTAATAGTGCTTCAGTCAGTTCTAAAGAACAGGCTATGAGTTTGGCAGCTGTTACAGCTTGTGTTAGAGCAATAAGTACAGCAGTAGCATCATTACCTTTAAATTTATACAGAAGAGAAGGATCTGATAAAACTATAGAGAAAAATCATATATTATATAAGTTAGTTCATGATGCTCCTAATAAGATTAATACTTCTTATACTTGGAGGATTCAGCAAATGATAAATTTATTATTAGAGGGAAACTGTTATTCTGTAATTGTAAGAGATAATAAAGGAACTCCTATAGAATTAATTCCTTTAATTTCAGAAAATGTTAGAGTAATTAAATATGAAGATTCTATCTTTTATGATGTTCAGGATGTTGATCAGCCTTTGAATAGTTTTGATGTATTACATATATCAGGGCTTTCATTTGATGGGTGCTATGGTTACAGTCCTATTTCTATGTATGCTGAAACTTTAGGATTAGGAGTTAAGTCTAGAGAATTTGCTAATAACTATTTTAGTAATGGTGGTAATATATCAGGATATTTAAAAAGTCCTTCTCCTTTAAAGCCTGAAACTATTGAGCAGTTAAGATATAGCTGGAATCAAAAGTATTCAGGAACAGGAAACTCACATACTACAGCAGTTCTCCCTAATGGGATGGAATATCATAGATTAAATTTAACTCCAGCAGATTCAGACTTATTAAAACAAATGGAGTTTACTAGAGAAGAAATAGCTTCTATTTTTGCAGTTCCTCCTTCTCAGATTGGAATCATGAGAGATTCTTCTTCTAGAGCAAATGTAGAAGAACAGTCTATAATGTTTTACAGAAATTGCTTACTTCCCTATTTAATAAATTGGGAACAAGAACTAAACAAAAAACTACTTAGAGAAGATGAAAAAGATTCTCTTTTCTTTGAGTTTAATGCTTCAGGTATTCTCAGAGGAGATATTGAAAGTAGATATAATAGTTATGCTGTAGCTATACAGAATGGATGGCTTAGTAGAAATGAAGTCAGAGAATTAGAGAATTTGAATAAAGAGGAAGGACTATCAGATTATTTAGTTCCTTTAAATATGGCTGATGCCAATAAAGAACAAACAGATGAAAAATAATATAGAGAGAAGAAATATAAGCTCCTCAGAATTTGAAGTGAGAGAGGCTGAGGATGGATCTTTTATCATTGAAGGTTATGGCTCTGTTTTTAATAGTGAGTCAAAAAATTTAGGAGGATTCTATGAGTATATTAGTCCTGATGCTTTTCGCAATGCAGATATGACTCAAACAGTAGCTTTAATCAATCATGATAATAATTATCCATTAGCTAGAAGTCCTAAAAACTTACAGCTCACAATAGATGAGAGAGGGCTTAAATATACTATCTCTTTAGGAAATCAGTCTTATGCTAGAGATTTATATGAAAGTATTAAGAGAGGAGATATAACTTCTTCCTCATTTGCTTTTACTATAGCTGATGGAGGAGATACATGGGAGAAAAGAGATGGTAAACTTATTAGAACTATAGATGAAATAGATGTTTTATATGATGTATCTGCTGTAACTAATCCAGCTTACGCATCAGCAACAGTTTCAGCTAGGTCATTAGAAAAAGTAGAATCCTTTACTACAGAAAAAAATGAGGAGAAAAATGAGGATAAGAAAACTCCTCAGAGTTATTATCGTAAATTAAAATATATATTATTAAAAAAGAAAACAAAATGAACAGCGTAAAACTAAAAGAAGAGAGAGCTTCAGAAATGGAAAAACTCTCAACTATGGTAAAGTTAGCAGAGAGTGAAACTCGAGAGCTAACAGCAGATGAGACAGTAGAATTTGATTCACTTTCTGCAAAAATTGACTCTATCAATACAAACATTGAGAGAGCAGAAAAATTAGAGTCTTTAAATGCTTCTATGGCTGCTACTTCAGGAGTAGATTTAACTCCTAAAGTTTCTAAAGAAGTTTCTGAGTATCGGTTTACTGATGCTGTGAAAGCTGCCTACACAGGTCGCATGGAAGGACTTGTAAAAGAAATGGATCAGGAAAGTAGATTACAAGAGCCTAATAGATTGTTAAGAGGTGTAGCTATTCCTATGTCAGTATTACAACAGAGAGCAGATGCTAATGCAGTAGCAGTTCCTCCTGTAGAAATAGGTTCTTATACAGATCAATTATTTGCTAATTCAGTTTTACGAGAAGCTGGAGCAAATATTTATACAGGAATTACAGCTGATAGAAAAATGCCTATTGTTCAAAATGTGCGTTCAGTATGGAAAGCAGAATCAACTTCAGACGTAACTGAAGTAGAAGCTAAAGGAGATTTAACTTCTGTTAGTTTAGATCCTAAAAAATTAATTTCTGTTGTTAATATGACTTCTGAATTACTTACTCAAAATACAGGAGCAGAAGCAGCATTTAGAAGAAATATGGCAGCTTCACAAATAGCTTCTTTAGAGTCTGCTTTATTAGCTAATGCTGATCAGGGATCAGGAGCACCAGCTTCTATCTTTGCTTTAGCTACTGATATAACAGGAGACGCATTAACTAATACAATAGCTTACACTATGGAAGGTAATTTAATTGGCGCTGGTGTTAATCCAGCTATTTCAAGAATGGGCTTTTTATTTAATGCTGCTGCTTTAGCAACTGCTAAAGGTTTAGCTGCTGTAGCTTCAGTTTCTGCTATTGTAGATCCTATTGCTAAGACTTGTAATGGATATAATTATTATGTTTCTTCTAATGTAGGAAATGGAGGAACTGCTGCTAATGATCAAATTTTATTTGCTGACTTCAGTCGATTCCATATCGGAGTTTTTGGATCTTTAGATTTGCTATTTGATCCTTACTCTTTGAGTGGTGCTGGGCTTGGAAGAATTGTAGCAAATTCTATGTTTGATGGAGTAGCAACTACTCCAGCTACTATAGCTAATAAAATTACTTCATAAATTTGGTTAATAAATTAAGAGAGGGGGGAGACTCCTTCTCTTTTATTATTTTTTTCTATGGCTTATAATTATGTATCTTATGCAACAGGAGTTCCAATGAGTTCTCAAACTTCTCCTCAGTTAGGGAGATATATCATGACTACAGCTCCTACAGGAACAGCTGTAGAAGTTACAGATGTAAAAAGTCATTTAAAAATTACTTCTGCTTCTGATGATGCTTATTTAACAAATCTTATAGATGTAGCTACTGAGATGGTACAAAATTATACTTCTCAGCTTATAATGACTCAGACTGTAGATTTACATTTACCATATTTTTTAAACAGAATAAATATTAATAGAACTCCTGTATCAGGAATTACTCATGTTAAATATTATGATTCTTCAAATACTTTACAAACTGTAAGCAGTTCAAATTATATTAAAAATTTAGGAAAAGATGATTCTTCAGATCAGAGTCCTTTAGTAGCTACAATTCTTCCAGCAGATAATTATACTTATCCTGATACTTATCCTCGAATGGATGCAGTTCAGATTAGGTTTGAAGCTGGAGCAGCATCTGCTTCTGATGTTCCTGAAACTATAAAACAAGCTATATTAATTATTATAGGGACTTTATATCTTAATAGAACTGATATGGTTTATAAAATGCCTACTCTATCTGAATATTTACTTAATCCTTATAGAATAAATGTTTTATAATGTCAGAGGAAAAATTACAGGCTGGTTTATTAACTGATGAAGTTTATTTAGAAAAAGGAGCTAAAAGTGCTGCTAATTCTTATGGAGAAAGTACTAATACATGGTCATCTCTTTTAACGTTATGGGCTAAAGTAGAATATTTGTCAGGAAGTTCTGAAGTTAAAAATAATGTAGAGCAAAAAATATCTAAAGTAAAATTAATATTAAATTGGATAGATGCTCAGAATTTATTATTTGGAACAAATGATTCTTTTAGATTTAAAATTTACAGCCCTAATACTTCAGGAACTTCTTTTGATTATTATTATATAACAGAAGTTAAGCCTATAGGTTTTAGAAATAGAGAATTTGTAGAAATTTATTGTAAAGGAAGAACTAATTAAAATGGCTACAGCTAATTTTGCATCAGATCAATGGTCTATAAAAGTAGATCAGACTCAGATAATTAATCTTGAAAAGTTAATGAAGGAAGTGGCTGGAGTAATGACTAAACAAAAATATAAGCAGTTTAGAACTAAGGTAGCTAAAGAAGGAGGAAAAATAATACAAAAAGAGATAAAAAGTAGAATACCTAAAAGAAAAACTCCTTTAGGAGTAATAGGTAGATATTCTACTCCTAAATTATTTGGAAAAAAGAAAGCTCCTAAAGGAATGGGAATAGTAACTACTTATCAGCCTGTGGGGACAGCAAAGAAATCAGTAAAAGTATTTCAGTCTAGGTTGAATAGAAAGTATTCTGATGTAACTGTTGGCCCAATGACAAAAAGGAATAATAAGAATCCTAGATTTGATGGATGGTATGTAAGATTTTTAGAACAAGGTACTACTCATTATCCAGCTCAAAAGCCTGTACAAAGAGGTTTAGTAGCTGGGAAAGATAGAGCTTTAAGAACTATGGAAAAGTTATTAATTGAAAAATTTGATTCAGTAGGTAAACATTATGGCAGTAGGTAAAGTAATAAATAATATACTTATTAATGATTCTGATGTTCAGACATTCTTTACTAATAATGGTGGAGGAAATCCTAGAGTCTTACCTATTCTTTTTCAAGATCCAGCTTTTACTGATCCTGAAACAGTAACTCCTTCTATATTATATGAAATAAATAATACAGAACCTACTTTAGTTAAAGGACAGACTTCTCCTGTAGATGTTTTTCAAGTTTCTATAACTGTTTTAAATGATAGTTATGCTCAAAGTCAAGAATTATCTAATTTAGTGAGATCTGCTTTAGATAATTTTTCAGGAGTTAATTCTTCAGTTAATGTAGATAATATTTATTTTATTGATGAAGATGATAATTTTATTCAGAATGTTCATGAAGGACAAAGTGGTATATTTGTAGTAGACCAATTATATAAAATAAGAGTAAAACAATGAAAATATATTTTAAAAAGAAATATGATAAGATGTATAGACCTATGGAAATAGGAGATTCTGCTAATGTATGTTTACAAACAGCTGAAAAATTAGTAGATGAAGGAATAGCATCTTATGAAGAAATAAAAAAAAGAATAAAAACTAAAAATAAAAAATTAAAAGAAAAAGAAAATGGCAACTAATAACGTAATTAATGGAACTGATATAGGTATTTATATAGCTGATGCTGTAGGTGGTACTTATACACTATTAGCTTTCAGCACAGATGCTAGTCTTTCTCTAGCTATGGAAACTAGAGATATTACTAATAAAGATTCTTCAGGATGGAGAAATTTACTTGAATCTACTCGATCAGGAAGTATATCAGGAAATTTTCTATATGCTGAAAGAGATTCTGCTGGGAGTGCTGTATATGGTTTTGATAATCTTTTTGATCATTATAAAGATAGAGATCAAATTTTTGTAAAGTTTAATACAGGAGAAACAGGAGATAAGTACTATACAGCTGCTTGTTATATAACATCTTTAGAAGCCTCAGCTCCTACAGAAGATAATACTTCATGCTCAATAACTTTAGAACTAACAGGAGCAATAACAGAAGCAACTAATTAAACTATAATATGACTACAGTAAATTTAAATGAAAAAGATTTTCCTATTCACTTTGGAATAGGTACTTTAAGAAAGTTCTCATCTGAGGCTAAAATTCCTATAGCTAAATTTAGTAATGGTAAAATGATGGAGGAATTAACTTTAGATGATTTAATGACTATGATATTCATAGCCTTTAAAGAAGGACATAGAAAAGCTAAAAAGAAATTTTCTTTAGATATTGATGCTGTATGTGATTTAATAGATGATACAGAGGGAGGGTTGGAAAAAATCATGGGAGTTTTCTCTGATACAATGCCTTTCGCTGAGGGAAAGTAAAACAAGGCTCAGAGGAGGATAATTCTTCTGAGCCTATTACTTTTGATACAATAGATCAACAGGGATTAGGAGTACTAAAATTAACTCCTGAAGCCTTAGATGATTTAACATTCAGACAGTATGATAATGCTTTAAAAGGTTATTATAAAAATCAGGAAATAAAAGAAAGGTCTGAATGGATTAGATGTAGATGGCAGACTACTCTTCTTCTAAATATACAGATGGAAAAGAAAAATAGATTAAAGCAAAAAGACCTGATAGAGTTTGAATGGGAGAAAGAAAAAAAGAAAAAACTTACTCCTGAACAAATAAAAGATTTACAAAACAGATTAAAAAAATTTTAGATGAATTCTAGGTTAAATGTATTAGTAGGAGCTAAAATTCAGGGGTTAGAAAAGGGATTAAAAAAAGCTCAATTTAAACTTAGAAAATTTGGTAGAGCTGCTGATAGATTAGGAAGTACTTTAAATACTGCTCTTACTCTTCCTATGGTTACTTTTGGAGCTGTAGCTGTTAAGGCTTTTGATAAACAAGCTAAAGCTGAAGCTAGTTTAAGAACAGCTTTAAAAGGTAATGAAGATGCTTTTAGGTCATTAACTCAGGAAGCTAGTAAATTTCAGGAACTTTCATTATTTGGAGATGAGGAAATAATTCAGCAACAGTCTTATTTAGCTTCTTTAGGAATGACTGAAGATACTATTAATAAAGTTATAGCAGCTTCTATAGACTTAGCTTCAGGAACAGGACAAACTTTAGAATTTGGAGTTAAAAACTTAGCTAAGACTTTTGCTGGTTTGACAGGGGAGTTAGGAGAATCTATTCCAATGTTAAAAACTTTAACTACAGAAGAATTAAAGGCTGGAGCAGCTGTAGAAGTAGTAGCTAAACAGTTTGAAGGTCAAGGAAGAGCAATTAGAGAAGCTGGTATAGGATCTTTTGAAGCTCTGAAAAATAAAATGATGGATTTTGCAGAGGTTGTTGGAGGTGTCTTAGTTCCTATGTTTAAGCCATTAGAAGAAAAATTAAAAAATGTAACTCATAGACTTTCTAAATTAAATACAGAACAAATATCTGCAAAAGTTAAGACTGCTCTTTATGTAGCTGGTGTTTCTATATTAATTTCAACTTTAGGGAAATTAGCTTTAGCTTTAAATTCTGTAATTGATTTATTTGGTGGAGTAACAAAAGCTATTCCTAAATTATTAAGAGGATTAACTAAAATAGTTAG